TCTTGTTTAAGTCTCGTACCATAGGTACTGATAACGCTACTGTTTCTCATTCAGTACCCGGAGAAGGCGCGTTATTTAAAGATGGTATGACTGTACAGTATACAGTTGCTACCATTGATATGATGACGTTCTTCTATGCGTAGGTACTTCAAAAAAGGCAAAAGTGTTAAATCCCCCGCGTGGCAACGCAAAGAAGGTAAAAGTGAGTCAGGGGGGCTTAATGAAAAAGGCGTAGCGAGCTACCGCAAGCAAAATCCCGGAAGTAAGTTGAAAACGGCAGTCACCACGAAGCCTAGTAAACTTAAAAAGGGGTCTAAGGCAGCTAACCGCCGCAAATCGTTTTGCGCTCGTATGAAAGGTATGAAGAAACGTAATACAAGCGCCAAAACTGCAAACGATCCAGATAGTCGTATTAACAAAAGTTTACGGAAGTGGAATTGTTAAATGACTATTTCTCGCGCCCAAATGGGAAAACAAATACAATCACCTCCCTCTAAACTCTCGCAAAAGCGGAAGAAAGAGGCTGCGAAAAAACGTAAGAAGGAACTCAATGCCCTACCTAACAAGCAACGTGCCTCAGTTTAAATGCTGGGTAAGAAGGGAATACACACATAACCACGAACAGTATCACGGAGAGTTTTTACACGCTATGGTCATAGCTGTGACTACAATGCCGAACCGCTGTTTGTCTTTTCAGGTTTTGTTTACAGGTGCTGAGACATATGATGGAGACGAGCCAAATATACACGGCGGCGCAATGTGGGCTAGAATGCCTATAACTGCGCTCGTAGGTGATACGGCCTTTGAAGAGTGGCCTAACCCCATGCCTGTGTGGGCTGCACAGCCATGGGACTGTTCGTCCCGTACTCACAGCGTCTACACATTAGACAGGGCCACACCGTGCCCTTGGATGGCAAAAATAGATGGGCAGTTGTACCCTGCCAAATACTATTTTACCGTTGATTACACAGATTCTGAGATAGCCGACGATCCAGCGCAGCATAAACAAAGCCATGTTCTTGAGCTTTTAGACGCTGGCGAATTTACAGGCAACATTGTTGCCCTGCCAAACAACCGTGTGCGGGTAACACACCCCGCATGGTTTGAGTTAGGAGAAGGTGCTCCTGACTTTAAACCGTCTCAGCATATCCATTACAGCAAGTCTGACTTGGATTATACGCTGGATGTAAACCAAATCTTTGACAATCTATATGTGGAGACTGACGATGACTAAAAAATCCGAAGCTTTAAGCCCTGAACAACAAGCAGACTTTTTGCGCCGAATGAAAGAAATGCAAGACGAAGCTAAGGCGGGATTTACGCGTAAACAAGGCAGAACAACTATGGATAGGTTAGGAAAGGCTTTTAGTATGAACAAATCTAAAGGTGGTACTATAAAGAAGATGAAAAAAGGCATGAAAGTAAAAGGTTATGCCAAGGGTGGTAAACCTGATTTTCTTGATCTTGATAAAGATGGTGACACAAGCGAGCCAATGAAGACAGCGGCTGCAGGCCGTAACATGAAGGCTAAAGGTGGCACTATTAAGAAGATGAAGAAAGGCATGAAAGTCAAAGGGTACAAAGCCGGTGGTAAGTTAAGAACTAAAGGCGGTGCTAAAGGCATGATGTCTAAGGGCGGCACGATTAGGAAGATGAAAGCCGGTAAAATGGTAACTAAAGGCAGCACTGTTAGAAAGACTAACAGTAAGGCTAAGGTACGTGGCGCGGGTATTGCTCGTAAGGGCGTACGTCCTGTGCAAATGAGGTAGTTATGAGACGGTACTATAAATCTGGCGGTAAAATATGTCCAAAAGGTAAAGCTTGGGCACAGCGAACCTTTGATACATACCCATCTGCGTACGCCAATATGGCCGCGTCTAAGTATTGCAAAGACCCAAACTATGCTAAGGGTAGTAAGGGGAAGAAGAAATGAGTTTAACTAAGGGCAATAAAAAGAAAGTTAATAAAGTTATAAAAGGTTTAAAAAAAGCCTCAAAGCTACATGCTGGGCAAGCCAAGACTTTAAAAAAGGTTGTTAATTCCTCTAGGAAGAAGGCTTAGATGGGCGAGTTAAAAAAGTGGCGGGACCAAGATTGGGTTAGGGTTGGTACTGATGGCAATATCAAAGGTAAATGTGGTACTTCTAAAGACAAGAAGAACCCCGACCGCTGCTTACCACGCAGTAAAGCCAACAGCCTGAGTAAAGGGCAACGCGCTGCTACTGCTAAAAAGAAGAAACGTGCGGGTGCTAAAGGCAAAACAGTTGTTAAGAATACCAAACCCGCTACCGTAAAGATGTTTAGTGGTGGTCTTGCTAGGCGAAAGCGCGAGATAGCTAGAGGTTGTGGCGTGGTATCCGAAGGTCGGCGCAAACAAACGTTGTATACGTAAAGGAGCATGCTATGGCTACATCAGGCACCACAACGTTCGACATGGAGTTTACCGAGATTGCTGAAGAGGCATGGGAGCGCGCGGGTCGTGAGATGCGGTCGGGGTATGATCTAAGGACTGCTAGACGATCTATGAATCTCATGACTATTGAGTGGCAGAATCGCGGTATAAATATGTGGACTATTGATGAGGGTACTGTCTCACTTGTAAAAGGCACTTCACAATACAATTTACCAGCAGATACTGTAGATTTACTCGAACAAGTAATTCGTACTAACAGTGGTAACACTACGACACAATCTGACTTGACCATAAACCGTATAAGTGTAAGCACGTACTCCACTATACCTAACAAGTTAACACAAGGGCGTCCTATACAAGTTTGGGTCGAGCGATTAGTTACACAGCCTAGGATTAACGTTTGGCCTGTACCTGACCACAGTAACTATGTGTTTAAATATTACCGCATGCGTAGGATACAGGACGCAGGTGCAGGCGTTGAAACTGCAGACATGACTTTTCGCTTTCTACCTTGCCTCGTAGCGGGGCTAGCGTATCACATTGCAATGAAAGTACCTGAGTTTACGGATCGTGTGCAGATGTTAAAGACTGCGTATGATGAACAGTTTAATATGGCTGCTGGAGAGGACAGAGAAAAAGCATCAGTATCCTTTACCCCTAGAATAGCTAGGATTTAACTATGGGTAATAGGTTTGCATCTGGTAATAAAGCTTTAGGAGAGTGTGACATATGTGGGTTTCGCTACAAGTTGAAAGAGTTGCGGAATATAATTACAAAAGGTAGGAATACCAACATAAAAGCGTGTCGTGAGTGTTGGAGCGGAGATCACCCGCAGAACAGATTAGGTGAGTTTCCGGTAAACGATCCGCAAGCAATACGTGATCCCCGCCCTGATTTTGCGGGTTATGACAGTAGTAGAAACATACAGTGGGGTTGGAACCCTGTAGGAGATGCGGGTAATATTTATGGATTAACTGTTAACAACTTAGAGATAACTGTTGCAGTAGGTGATGTTACTGTAACCATAACTTAGGGGGCCAGCGGCCTGACTCATGGAATATTCTACGCTTAAAACTAATATAGAAGACATTTGCGAGACATCTTTTACAGATGCCCAGCTTGCTATGTTCACACAACAGGCAGAGCAAAAGATACTTCTAACCGTAGACATCCCCGCGCTACGCAAGACGAGTAGCGGTCCACTTGTTAGCACAAACAAATTATACACATTACCAACCGATCATCTGTATACTTATAGCATATCTGTCATAACAAGCAGCACACACACCTTCCTACTTAATAAAGATGTTAATTTTATACGTGAAGCATACCCTGTAAACACTAGTGCAAACTATGGGCTACCTAAATTCTACGCACAATTCAGTGCAACTCAGATAGAATTAGCGCCGACTCCAGATGCTAACTATGAGCTTGAACACATATATTCTCACTACCCTGCTTCGATTGTGAGTAACACAACATCTTGGCTTGGCACTAACGCTAGCACGGCATTGTTGAACGGAGCACTGATTGAGGCTATACGGTTCCAAAAAGGCGAACCTGATGTGATTGCAAACTATGAAAAACTGTATCTACAAGCTATAACCCTCTTGGTAGAGCTTGGTAACGGTAAGTTGCGTAGGGACGCGTACCGATCAGGTCAGTTACGACAACTACCGGATAGAGTTTGATATGGCTTTTACTGGCAATTACATATGTACCTCCTTTAAGGTAGCACTAGCAAATGGTGAAATGGACTTTAGTTCTGATACC